GTAGTTGTACTTCTCACTGAGTCTGTGTAGTATGTACCTTGATACCCATAGTTGGTCCGCACCGTTAATCGCGTCAACTATACCTACTTGGTACTCCCATTGTCCTAATGCAACCTCGGCGTTGATACCAGATACCGATATTCCTGCCTTCAAACAAAGATCTGTGTGCTCTTCAACGAATTCTCTTCCGGATACGTTGTTTCCTCCGACTCCACAGTAGTACTCTCCTTGCTCTCTCGGTTCTCCGTTCCATCCGAGTGCAAACCCGGTGTTGTTGTCGAAAATGAAGTACTCCTGTTCCCATCCGTACATAGTCTCGTCATCGTACTCCTCTAATAGGTCTACCATCGCTGCTCGGGTGTTCGTTACGTGTGGTGTGCCGTCCATATTGTAAACCTCACACATAACGATGATTCCGTTATCAACGAATGGGTTTATGAAGTAGTTCTTAGGTACGAGTGCAAGTTCCGAATTCGAAGTCTCTGCCTGTAGGGTTGAAGATCCGTCGAAGTTCCAGTTCGATACGGATAGTTTACCGCTTTTGTATTGTCTTAGAAGATCCTCGGTGTTCCAGTTCGAATTGACAATCTTTGTCTTCGACCTAAGCTGTTGTGGTTTTGCTCCATCGAGCCACACATACTCTAATTTTTTCATATAGTGCCTATTTTTTTTGTTATGTATTAAAAAATGTGCTACCTTTTTTGGTATAATGATAGAAAAATAGGGGTCATGAATGATAAAAATGTTTTTTTGTAAAATTACATCGATTCACGTCTTAATAAACTTTAACACGTTATGTTATAGAATTACTAACAATTTGAAAGTATATGAATAGGGCTTACCTACAGGTCTGGTGTCATTCCGAGAGAGACAGAGAAATAATGAGAGATGGATGTTCTATACACGTCAGTCAATCAGTCAGAGATGAATACGTTCATTCTGTTTACTCTAAAAGGTCTTCTGATGTTCCTTTGGAGTACGACTACGTCTGTGACTCGACACACGAGGTTTATCTTGATGATGTATTGTCCTCAGTGTTGTTGGAAAAGGGTACTATTAGAATCGACGAGCCGTCATTCAGTAACTTACTGAGAATGGATGAAATAATAATAAAATAGTTTTTATGGTTGAAATATTCTACGCACTACTACTTATTTTCGCTATAAACGAGATATTCTTCGTATTTAACAGAGACCGACTTGATCGGAACTTCAAAAATAAAGATATTGCGTCAGTGAAGAAAGTGGATCTGATTCACTACATTTTGAAAACATTGTCAGTGTTCTGGCCATTGATTGGACTTTTCTCCTCGATGTACTATATGTTTTTGTTTGTGATACTTCTTTGGGTGTTGAAGTTCGTTTTATATCACGTTCACAAGCGTACATATGCAATATATGCACTTGTACTTCCGTTGCTAAACGCTGTGTTGTACGTCTCTATATTCTTTCTCAGACGTTGAAACGCTTGAGGTTCTCCTCAGTGATTATGATGAAGTCGAAACCCTTTTTATTGCACCACTCTATCATAGTCTCCCACTTACTCTTATTCTTGTAAGCCATTTTCAAATCATATTCGAAACCCTTCAGTTTCTTAGTTCCTTTCTCTGGAACCTGTAGCTTTCCTTCAGAGAGTGCTATAACCATATTGTACTCCTTCTGTGGTTTTACCTCTACGACGACCTCTCTTAGTACACCATCTGCGTTCCTCATACGATAGAAGAAATCCGGGTAGTACCTGTGTGATTTTACCTTAGCATCACCGTTGTCGAAGTGTGTCATTTGATAAGGTATCTCCAGACACTCTGCACCCCATTGAAATATTTCTTCTTTCAGGTCGAGCCACACCATTATCTTCTTCTCCCAGGAGCTCCTGAAGTAGACACCACCCTGTGTGTTCAGCTTGAGCACTTTATCTTTATTCTTCGGTATGTAGTTGCCTGAGTTGTAGTTCGAATTGGACGGCTTGGAGTTTATCATAGTCCGATATTTTTGTTTTTATATATAAAATAAAACTATTCTATGGGACATCTCATTGAGTTGGTCAAGCTGAATACACTCGTTTTTGGAGACCTTCCGACACAATACAAGACCAACACTCTTGAGTTCCTCGATCGATATAAAAAGACGGACGAACAAGTAAAGGCTATAAGACTTCAGGAGATAAAAGCTGGTATGTTCTATTTCCTACACTATCTCGACGACTCCAACTGGATGAGATACTCCCCTGTTTTCGTAATTGATTTCAAAAAGTTCGGAAATCTTATAGTACTAAACTGTATAAACCTGAACTTCATACCTCTTCAGGTACGACCATTGATATTCGACCCGTACATAAAAGAGAAGGATTTCGAGAACAAAAACTTCTTCGTGAAAACGAAGTACGAAATCGTCTACAAAGAGCTCAAAAAGTTCGGTTTCCAGTGGTCGATAATGGAATACAACGTCGCACAGGTACAGAAAGTACACCGTATATCTTTTGACGTAGTTGCTAAGTTCCTGTTCTCCGGTCATCCTAAGGCGAAGTACGATCCTGCCAAGCTCATACAGATATGGAAGAAGAAGTTTATCGAACAGGATAAGAGAGATCAGGAGATGATGCAAGCCAACATACAGGACTTCTACGATATGAGTGGAGAGATATCCGAGAAGTACGACATGTTGAAGAACCACGTTCAACGAATTCAAAGGTCTGCGAAAAAGTATGGTGGACGTTGATTTTTTTCTTATATTTGTTGAAAAGGAAAAAACATGAGATACACGACTTATATTTCGGCAGCTGAGAAACTTTCGGCGCTAGGACAAAAAGAAATTGCTAAAAAGTTTTTGTCGCACGCCAGCGACATCGTCACCAAAAGAATATCGGAATTCGACTTCGACATATTAGTCGGTCAAGTGAAGCACTTCAACGGTGCCAAATTCGTCGAGACCCGGGTTTTGAGAGAGAAAGAGTCGAGCACAATCATGTTCATCTTCAAATCTGGCACCAACACACACCGTATAAACACTACGTTGAGACACAACGGTGAGATTGTTTGGCACGAAGGAAACCACTTCTGTAACAGAAAATCGGTAAAATCGTTCGAGAAGCTTATTGGTGTTATTGTCGAGTATAGTACCGACATACAGAAACTACTCACTGAGATGCAGCTTAACCAAAACAAGCTTAGGCTTATTCAGAGAACCTTCTACTTGTAAAATACTATAAACATTGAAAGGCACGACTTAGTTCGTGCCTTTTCATTTAAGTAATATAGAAAAATATAGAAAGGGACTCTACACAACCTAATATATAAAGTATGAAGGCAAAGGAAGTAATGGAAAAATACGGTATAACACGCCGTACACTGCACAACTGGGTCAAAAGAGGTGTGATAAAAACCGAGAAGACACCTACCGGAAGGTACATCTACCAAGAGATTGACAAAAAGGAGACGTTGAAGAATGAAGACCTGTAGCAAGTGTAAAGAAAATAAAGAACTCGAACAGTTCTACCTGGATCGATCCGCAAAAGATGGTCGTAGATGCAATTGTATTGTATGTTGTAAAGCGGGAAGGAACAGAGAGAAGGAGAAGGAGTACAGAGAGCGTAATAAAGACAAAGTCAAACCAGTTCCAAAAGAAATCAAAAAACTGAGAAATGATAGGTATTATGCACAGAACAAAGAGAAGGTAAAAAAAATAGCTAACGAATATTATCTCAATAATAGAGATAAGAAATTGGGCTATCAGAAAGAATATCAATCAAATAATAAAGATAAGAGAAATGCTTACCTCTTAGAGAGAAGGAACAACGACCCTATGTTTCGATTGATTACTAGCATCAGGAACTTAATATATAACTCGTTCTACTACAACGGATATGTCAAAAAATCTAGGACACATGAGATTTTAGGATGTTCGTTCGAGGAACTGAAGAGTCATTTGGAAGTCAGGTTCGAACATTGGATGACCTGGGATAACAAAGGCGTATACAACGGTGAGTTTGATTATGGTTGGGATATAGACCATATAGTACCGTTGTCTACTGCGGAAAGTGAAGAAGACCTAATAAGACTTTCTCACTACACGAATCTTCAGCCACTTTGTAGTAAGGTGAACAGGGATATAAAGAAAAATAACTTAGAGCATGGCCTCTTATAACTATTTTAACAACAACGATAATAACAACGCGGCATTCGGTCTACAGAACTCCGGTGAGAACAAAGGTTTCTTCAATAGGATATTGAGGAACTTATCGAATCACGGAATGAATTATGATGATATGATTATCCGTAACCAGGTCGGTGTCGGAATAAATGAGGATCCTTATGCTTCTAAGGGGAATTCAATGTATGATTTCTTCTCACAGAGAGCAGTAGCCTCAGTTCTTGGTAGAAAATCTATACCTTATTTGGATCGTTCTTATCCTGACAAAAGAAGGATACTTCGTGAGTACTCTATAAAGGACGAGATAAGAGACTTCATCAGTCAGGTGGCAGATGAGTGTGTAGTTTACAACGACGACAGGGATTTCTGCTCGCTCAGGTCACTTTCTACTGGATATAGTAAAGAGATACAGGATAAGTACATTGAGTACTTCGAAAGGATATACAACAGGTATGGATTCTCTGACAGTGTTACCGCATTCAACCTTATAAAAGACTTCCTTGTGGACGGATACGTCGCGATGGAGATAGTTTACGATGACAAAAAGAAGAACATAATCGCATTCAACAGGTTAAGACCTGAGACGATAGTTCCTGCGTACGAGCCTAACGTTGGTCACCTCTGGATACAATATCCTGAGGATCCACAACTCAGAAGGATATTCCTCGATTCACAAATAGTATTCATATCATATTCGACTCAGAACGATTTCTCGGAGACTTCTTATGTCGAGGGTCTTATAAAGCCTTATAACCAGTTGAAGATACTTGAGCAGACTAAGATAATGTTCAACATCATCAACGCTACTCTTTACCAGGAGTTCAAAATTCCAATCAAAGGTTTATCCAGACAGAGGGCAGAAGAGCAGATTGGTCAGCTAATACACGACTACTCTGAGGAGGTCGAGTGGGACGACACATTGGGTACTCTTACTATAAATGGTTCAAAGCACCTTCCTTTCAACAAACAGATATGGTTTCCAGAGGGAGATGCTGGATCTCCGTCTATGGAGTTGAAGTCACCACAGGGTCACGATCTAAACGAGGATGGAATGCTAAAGTGGTTTCACCAGGCATTGAAGAGAGCGTCGAAGATTCCTCTGAATCGTTTCGAGGGTGAAGCTGGTGGTGGAAACCTGGTAACTGATGCTGCAGAGATGACGAGAGACGAGATAAAGTTTCACAACTTCATCGGAAGGCTTCGTGCCAACTTCAAAGAGATTATTGTGAAGCCGTTGAAGCTTCAGATGCTAATAGAGTTTCCTGAGCTCATAGACGACGATAAGTTCCTCAACGAAATGGATATAGAGTTTTACTCAAACCAAGTCTTCGAGGAATGGAAGAAGCTCGGTAACCTCGAGAAGAAGGCAGGAATAGTCGGTACACTTTTAGGTGTTATGAATGGTGAGAAACCTTATTTCCACATAGAGTGGATAATGGATAACATATTCAAGTTATCTCCAGAAGAGAAGGCAGAGAACGCCAGATACTGGGCGAAGGATGCCACAGCTATCGGATCCGGTGTTCCTGGTGAAGCCGGTGCCGAGGGTGGTGGCGGTGAGATGGGTGCTCAAGGTGGTGGCGAGGCCGGTGCCGAGGGTGGTGCTCAAGCTCCTCCTGCACAGGGTGGTGAGGCACAAGCTGCTCCTCCTGCACAGGGTGGTGCTCAAGCTCCTCCACCTGCACAGGGTGGTGCACAGGGTGGTGCTGAGTTCGAGTTTTAATTTTTGAGATTATGGGACAATATGAAGATTTATTTTATGAGATTTATGATGAGGTTACAAATAATAACCTAAATGAAGAGTTTAATATGCAGCTTTCTAAAATGGAGTTTCAGGATAAACATAAACATAAGTCTGTTAAGGAAAAAATGGAATATGCACTAAATAGAATAAAAGAAGATATACAAAAAAACCTCTCAAATTGAGAGGTTTTTTTATGCGGCTTTGTCGTCTTCTATGTCGAAGTAGAAGGTTATTCTACCTCGTTTGTCTTTGTACTTCTTTATCTTTAGTGGTATTTCTTCGTCCAGTATTCCTTTTATACAAGTTCCCATCGGTGTTGGAAGTATCTCACCAGACAATAACATACTGACGATTTCTTCGTCCTTCAGTATGAATGTTATGTTGTCTGCACGGAAGACTGCTTTGTGTATGTATTGTATGTCGTCCATATCCGTGTATATTAGTAGATTCGCGTCTTCTATGTCGAACTGTACCTTCTTACCTGAGTTCAGTAGACCGGTGAGTCTTACCTCTCTTTTGAAGACCTTCCATTGGTTATACCTGGTGAGTAGACCCTCATAGTAGTCGAGTGATTCATCATCATCCAACTCGACTTCTAAGGTGTACACAACCATTTCTTTCGATTTTAACCGTCCCATTTTAGTTGAATTTTATGAAGTCAATCTGTTTCTTTTCTAAGTCTACCGCTTTGATTACGATTTTTATTGGATCTCCTAATCGAATCGTCTCACCGAACTCGTTCATAACTGCATATTTGTCTGGATATGCTGTCCACTTTCCACCCATCTCTGAGATCCTTATCATTCCCTCACATTTACTCTCTGTGAGTTCGACGTATATTCCTCTTTCGAGAACGCCTGAAACGACTCCGTCGAAAACCTGTCCGATCCTGTCCTGTAGGTACTCTGCTTGTTTGTATTTGACGGAGTCCCTCTGTGCTTTTGTGGCTACCATCTCTTGTTTGGAGATCCATTCACACTGTTTGTCCAGTTCACTTTGGTTTACTTCTTTGTTGTATCCTTGTGCGTTCAGTGCTTTAGATAATAACCTGTGTGCTAATATGTCACTGTACCTTCTGATTGGTGAGGTGAAGTGTGAGTAGTTCTCGAAACCGAGACCGTAGTGTCCGATGTTTTTTGTCGAGTATTTGGCTTTCTGTTGTGCCCTTATCACCAGTGTTGTTATGATGTTTTCCTCTGGGGTACCCTTCGAGTCTCTCATCAGTTGGTTGATCGCGAGCTTTGTTTTTTCGGCGGAGCTACCGTAGTTGATCATATACCCGAGTCCTGCGATGAATGTCTTCACGTGTTCAAGTTTTTCTTCTCCTGGCTCTTCGTGTATTCTGTTGACACACGGAAGGTGTCTCGATTTGATGAATCTTGCGACCTCTCTGTTTGCGAGAAGCATATACTCCTCTATGAGGTGGTTCGCATCTTTCTGTTCTTTTAGGTAGACACCGACTGGTTTCTTTCCGTCTCCGTCTAACTTGAACTTCACCTCTACTCCGCCGATTTCCATGGATCCGCCGTTCATTCTTCGTTTCCTCATCTTTTTGGCGAGTCTGTCGAGTTCGAGTATTACCTTCTCGGTGTCTACCTCGGCAGTTCCTCTCTCGATGACCTCTTGTGCCATTTCGTATGAGTAGTCTTTGTCGACTCTGACGACGGTCCTTCCGAACCAGCTGTCTTCGATTCTTCCGTCGTTGTTTAGTTCTACAATGACTGAGTAGCATAGCTTATCACTTCCGGATTTCAGTGAGCATATTCCGTTTGATAGTTTGTGCGGTATCATAGGTACACATCTGTCTACTAAATAAACGGAACTAGACCTTTTGTATGCCTCTTTATCGAGTTCACTGCCTGGTCTGACGTAGTGTGATACGTCTGCTATGTTTATGGATATTAGTCTCTTTCCGTTTTCGAAGTGCATTCCGATTGTGTCGTCTGCGTCTTTCGAGTCGTGTGGATCGATACCGATGGTGGTCCATGATCTTATGTCTCTTCTGTTTTTGATTTCGGATTCTGGAATCACGTCGGATATTAGCTCGGCTTCGTTTAGTACTTCTTGTGGGAAGTCTATTGGTAGGTTGTACTCGTACATAATGGCGTTCATCTCTGTCTCGTTTTCTCCTTTCAGTCCGAGAACTTTGGTGATTTTGCCTCTTGGTGATTTCCTTTCCTTTTCCCAGTCTATCATCTCTACGATGACTTTCTGTCCGTTCTGTGCCTCGTGGTTTCCTTTTATGAAGAAGTCTACGACCATCTTGGAACTATCTGGTATTACGAATGTGTGGTTCGCTCCGACCTGTGCTGTTCCTACGAATGTTGTCTTGTGTCTTTCGAGAACATCTACGACTTTTGCTTCCATTTTTCGTTCTCCTTTGAACAGAACTGCCCTGACCTTATCCAGGTGCAGGGCATTTGCGGTCTTCTTTTTGTGTACGAAGAACTCTCTTTCGTCGATTTTGATTGTTGCGTTGCCTGATCCGGCGAACTCTATCTGGGCTTCTATCGTGTCGCCCTCTGTGTATTTACTCATTTCTTTTTTTCTTTTTTGGAGATGTTGTCTACGCCGTACTTCTCCATTATTGTTTTCTTCATTTTACCCAGTACTCCTTTGTTTTGTATTGGGTAGTCTACGCCGAAGTTCTTTCTTAGCGTTTTTATCCTTTTGTGCTCTGAACACTTTCTGCAGTAGTATTCGCCGAAGTTGTTTCCGTACCTTAGGTAGTTTTTGTAGATTACTTGCTTCTCAATGCCGCAGCCATCGCACTTACAGGTTATTTTGTAGTGTGATCCTTTTGGTAGCAGTTCCACAGGTATTACTATAGTTTCGCCGAGTGTGGTGTCGTAGCCCAGGTCGTCGTAGTACTGGTAATTGTGGTCTGTAATCTTTACGGGTATTTCCCTTGTTGTTATCATCGTAAAAAATCCTCTTCTGTTCTATTTAGTAAAACGGTTTTGTTTCGTGTCCTACTATAAAAAAACCACCCATTTACAAAAGTAGTCAAAGAAAAGATATATATACACTAAACGCACAAAAAATAAACAATTACATGAAACCAGTATTGATTGTAGAAAACTCTACTAATTCCCTTGTGAGGGAAAGTGGCGGGACTGGTAAGAAGGATTACGTATTAAACGGAACATTCACTGAGTTCGATATAAAGAACAGAAATGAGAGAGTGTACACTGCTGATAGGTTCCTTCCTGCGCTTGGCGAGATGAACGAGAGGATGAATAACCTCGGAGTCGTTTACGGTGAGTTCGACCACCCGGATGTTTTCGATACTTCTCTTTCTAGGGCTTCACACATAATCACTAAGGCTGATTATATCAAGGAGCAGAACCTAGTTGCGGGCGAAATCAGACTGTTAAGTACTTATTGGGGTAAAGAAGCAAAGGCACTCGTCGACGACGGATGTCCTCTTTTTGTTTCTTCACGCGCCGCAGGTATAACAGAGTCTGATGGTACGGTCTCATTAAAGAAATTATTCACTTACGACATCGTTGCAGATCCAGGATTTGCATCGGCTAAAATGAGTGTTAAAGTTCTTAATGAGTCGCTTGGCTTCGCTGACCCGAAATCTAACTTTAGGATATATGAGATGTCCGATGAGTCAAAAATCAACGATTTATTCAACATGAACAAAAACGAGTACGTTACTAAACAACAGTTGACTGACTACTCTCAGTATTTGGTCAAGGAGTTGGCTTCTACTAAGAAGGAGGTTAAGAGTGCCATTACAAAGGGCAACATGAACCCTAAGAGGCTTGAACAACTTCTCGAGTACTATGAGGAGCTCAACAAGACAAATTCACAAGTTGTGAAATACCTAGACTACCTAGCTGAGAAAGTTCAGATTATGGTAAACGAGAACAAGTCTTTGAAAGAGACTACTGACAAGCTTATCAAACACAACGACTACCTCGCTGAGAGCCTTGAGAAAGCAGTAAACTATTCTGAGTACCTTGCTGAGAATCTTGACAAAAACATCGCTTATTCTGAGTATGTTGCTGAGAATCTTGACAAAAACATCGCTTATTCTGAGTATGTTGCTGAGAACCTAGATAAGAACATTTCTTACTCTGAGTATATCGCAGAAAACCTTGATAAGAACATTTCTTATTCTGAGTATCTTGCTGAGAATTTGGATAAAAACATCGCTTATTCTGAGTACATCGCTGAGAATTTGGATAAAAACATCGCATATTCTGAGTATATCGCTGAGAATTTGGATAAAAACATCGCTTATTCTGAATACATCGCAGAGCACGTAGATAATTCTATCGCTTACTCTGAGTACCTTGCTGAGCACGTAGAAGGTAACATTGCTTACTCTGAATACCTTGCTGAGCATCTTGATGACAACATCGCATATTCTGAGTATATCGCTGAGAACCTCGACAAATCTATCTCTTACTCTGGTATGATTACTGAGAAACTCAACGGTGGAAAAGTTTTCGAATCGGCTGAGGATAACTTCCCATCACTTGGTGCACACGGATTTGAAGCTGTAGAGGATGACGCCGATGCTGACGCCGATGCTGACGCTGATGCTGACTCTGATGCTGACGCTGATGCTGACTGTGGACCTGCGGGTATCGCTGAGGTTTCTCCTGAAGCAGTACATATGAAACATGATGACAACGACAATGATGCCGACTCTGATGCTGATGCTGACGCTGATGCTAACAACTGGAACCGTGAGGTATCTGGACACAACGAGTCTGAGCTTTCATCTCAAATCGACATATTGATCGAAGAAGCTAAAAAACGTAAAGTTTCTGAGACATCTGACCTGAACTTCCTTAAGTTCTTGTCAAAATCACAAGTAGACAGCTACTACGCACTCACTAACGAAGAGCAAGAGGCAGTGAAACTTCACATAAACGAAAGAAGTTACTTCACACAGAAAGAAGTCCTTACACTCATCTCCGAGTCACTTTCTACTAAATCTGAATCTCTTGAAGAGAGAGTTATCAGGATGATGCCTGAAAACACTAAGGCAATCTGGAATCAGTTCAACGAATCAGCTAAGAAGTCTATACTTTCACAAGCTAGACTTTACCCTGTGGAAATGTTGATGACTGAATCTCAAATCGAGCACTTCTGGTCTACTAGAAATCTCAAAAAGAACGAATCCACTAAGAAGCTCGTTTCTCACGACTCGATCATCCAAGATGATAAACTTTCTGATGGCGAGATGACCGCTATAATGGAGAGGTTCAAAAACGTGTAATCTGTAAAAAATCCACTAAGTACAAAAATAAGGAAAAGTAGACAAATATATAGATTACTATTCACAAAAAAAATAAAAATTTAAAAATGTCACACATTAGGATAGACAAGGCGAAAGCCACTAAAAAATGGGCACCAGTTCTCGAGAATATGGGTGTCACAGGTGATAGAGTAGAATGGATGGCGGAATACGCTGAGTTCCACTCAATCAACGAAAATGCGTACGTAAATGCTTCTAACGTAGGAGGTATGGGCGCTGTATTGAATCCAGTTGTGGGTGACCTCGCAGGTAACCCAAGAACAGGTAACGTACTTTCACCAGTTGCTGGTTCAGGTGACGTAGGACAAAACCTTCTTCCAGTTGCGATGAAAATCGCTGCTCAGACTATCGGTCTTGACCTCGTAGCTGTTAAACCATCACCAGGTCCGAAAATCGACCTTCTTTACATCGATTTCCAATACGATGATTCAAGATCTACAAACGGAACAGACGAAAGACCACAAGTATTCAAAGTAAAATTGGGTGCTGCGGATCTTCAAGAAGTTAAAGATACTGTTGCTAAATTCATTGGTTCTGCAGTTCTTACAACTGGCGGTCTTGCTGAAGGAAGACTTTTCGTAGATAACATACAAGGTAGCTCAGATCTAAAGACTACTGAATCTGCTGCAGGAATTGCTACTACTAAGTACAAAAAACTTGAGTTCTTAGGTTTCTCAAGGGTAGACGGTTATCCAATGTTCAGAGCATGGAGACAAGCTAACGTTGCTGGTTCAAGTGCTAACACACTTTACGTTTACGATCAAACTAAAAACACGTTCAACGCTACACAATCTATGTCTGATCAGATTACGTACATCGGTACTGCATCTGTAACGCCACAAGAGATTCAATTGGTATCTGCACTTGAGGATCACATCCCAGGTTTCTCTGCAAACTGGACATCTAACGTTCAATCTGGTGATTATCCAATGTCACGTCAAGATGATGATGATAGCTACGCTGGTGTAATCGGACCTAAGATTTCTTCTAAGACTATCGCAGTTGGTACTATCGAAGTATCTTCAGCACTCAGAAGAACTGAAATCGAGGATATCAAAGCTAACACAGGTATGGACATCGTACAAAAGATGGAATCTATCCTTGTGAACGAGCTTTCCCAAACAATCTCTAAGCAAATCGTTGCTAAGATTTTCGAAATGGGTGACCTCAACAGAACATCCGCACCTGCTTTCGCTGGTACTGCTACTATCGCTGGTCACACTATCTTCGACCTTGATACTGCTTATGCTACTACTAACGCACCTGGTGTTGAGACTACTCACGCTGTACAAAGAAAATTGATCACGAAAATTGCTCATGCTTCTAACTTTATCGCAACTGAGGGTCGTGTAGGTCCTGCTCAATACCTTATCACAAACGGAGGTTTAGCTGCAGCACTTCAAGATATCGCTGGTTACAC